AAAGCACATGCACTGGGCAAAAAGAAGCGTGCTACAGCAGCAGGCCGCAAGCGTAGAGAAGATCCTAATAAAAATCGTAAGGGTGCAGCAAAGAACGTTGCTACCGAAGGCCCAATTGGTAAAGCAGTTGGTGCTACAGTAGGTGCGGTTACTGGCACAGCAGTAGGTACAGTAGGTGCCGCAGTGACAGGAAAACCAAGTAAGATATATAAGGGTGCTAAAAAAGGTGCCAAGCTAGGTAAAAAAGCACTAGGGTGGGCATAATGAGATTTACTGAATTTGATTTAACTCCAGCGCAACGGGCTATTAGAGAACACATTAAGCGTGGCGTTCCTTTTAGTGAATGCATGTTCCGTCCCGGTAGTGAAGCATTTACAGAGTTTTATACTCGTGTACGTGAGATGCGTGAAAATCTTGACCTAGACTGGCAGGATGCTGAACTACTTGATACAAACATTGGTGAATGCATTATGGTAGAGGGCGAGAGTGTTCCTCTTGATGTTCCTATAGAAGAGATACCAGATGATGCGGTATCCGACAGTGATCCTTTTAACGATGTTGCAAGAAAAGAAATGAAACAAATGATTGCAACTCGATTAAATGACTTGGCGCCTGTAGAGCGACAGGTAGTTTTATTAAGATATTGGGAAGATATGTCAGTAAAAGAAATAGGCGAATACACTGGGTTAGGAACAAGACTTGCAAAATCTAATCTAACCAAAGCTCTTCATAAAATGTATAAAAATTGGGGTAAGGGCAAACACAGCGTAAATTTAAGGCAACTTATACAAAAAGAGTCTGTTGACATTGACGAAGCAGAGTACCAGGGACGCAAAGTTAAACTAAACTCACCCAAGCGTGGTGGTCCTAAGAAGTTCTATGTATACACTAAGAATGACAAGGGTAATGTTATTAAAGTAGCATTTGGTGCAAAGGATGGTGGCGGCAATCTTGCAGTTAAACTAAAAGATCCTAAAGCACGTAGAGCATTTGCTGACAGACATAACTGCGAGAAAAAGAACGATAAAACCAAGCCAGGTTATTGGGCTTGCCGGTTGCCACGTTACGCAAAGTCGCTCGGACTGAGTGGTGGTGGTACCTGGTGGTAAAGCCCTATACTGAAACTCGTAATAATAACGTAATTATAAGACGTTTCTCCGCAGACATTAATAGTGAAGAACTAGTCTGGCACAGAGATCATTCTGATCGTTATATAAGTATAATTGAAGGTACAGGCTGGCGCTTACAAATGGATAACCGGTTGCCTATGATATTGGAGCCCGGTGATAGTTTGCCTATCCCTAAAAATACCTATCACAGAGTATTAGCCGGCAGTACAGACCTACTAGTAGAGATAGTAGAGTATAAATAGTATAGAGGGTAATACAATGCGAGCAGATCTTATTCGTCAGACACTATCACTACTAGAAGAAGTAGGCATGGAGTATGTAGCAGGCCGTGACTTTAACAAAGTCATGGATTTAGCTGATTACACACTAGGTTCCTTCTCACACGATGAGCCAGATGTTCGTAAGGTGGATTATGAAGTATTCCAAAAGACACGCGATGGTGGTTTTGAATATAACGATAAATTTTATCCTCAGGAATTCTACAAGAAGGTAGCTGATCTCAAACTCAGCCCCTATGTAAAACCACAAGAAGCCGTCGAAGCTTTCAAAGCCTGGGTAGCAGCCCATTAAATAAATACATAAGCAGGAGACGGCTATGTTATCAAACACCACATTTCTGAAATGGTGGGTTCAACTCACCATTACTGTATTCTCTGTAGCAGTCATTACACATCTTGGCTGGTGGGAAGCACTATGGAATGCTGATCAAACTAAACTCAGCCTGGCTATTCTAGCTATGTTTGTATTTGCAACTGGTTTAACAGGTGTTATGAGCAAAAATCCAAATAGACAGGATCTTAGACCTCTAGGTAACTATGTCTGGTTTTGCAGTGAAGGTATGATTACGCTGGGTATGATTGGAACAGTCGCCGGCTTTCTTATGATGTTGGGTACAGCATTTCAAAATCTAGATGTTAGTAACATAACACAGATCCAGGGTGCTATGAAAGACATGGCTGTAGGTATGAGCACAGCCCTTAGCACCACACTAGTGGGCCTTGTTTGTAGTATTCTTACTAAGGTACAGATGGTAATCTTGGAGAACAGCTGGGACAATGGCGAACAAACCAAGATATAAAACTAGCTTTGGATTTATAGACCTACTGTTTAACCTACTGGTTGGGTTTACATTTCTGTTCATACTAGCATTTATTCTTATCAATCCAGTAGCAAAAAAATATGACTTTGATCCCAAGGCTGAATATCTAGTTATAGTAAACTGGAACCCTGAAAGTTCTAGTGATATAGATTCTTGGATAAAAGATAACAATGGCAATGTGGTTGGGTTTAGAAACAAAGATTTTGCACTAATGAATTTAGATAGGGATGACCTTGGGTTTTCTAATGATACGATAATTGATCCAACTGGAAAAATATCACAAATAAAGATCAATCGTGAAGTAATTAGTATACGCAGTAATGATCCCAGGACTTATACAGTTACAGTACACTGGTATAGAAACACAATAAAATCAGTCACACAAGAAGAAGTAACTGTAGAGTTAATAAAGGTAAATCCATATTTTATAGTTAAAGAAAAAAAAATTGTGTTAAGTAAGGAAGGTCAAGAAGTTCACCTGTTCAATTTGAAAATTAACGCTGATAAATCTATAGAAATAACTGAAACAGGTGAGTTAATCATTTATAATCCTAACAACCTAAGAAAGAAATTTTAATGAACAGTTATCTATTAATGGTATGGGTTGGAGTAGGCATAGTTTGCTTTATACCTTTCTTTAGCAAAAGCAAAGCAGCATTGTTTCTTGCTCCACTTATTATGCTAAGTGTATACGGAAGTTTTTACTACAGTGAAAGTCAGATAGGTAGACCCTATTACGACAAACCGGTGAAATTTCTTTACCAGTATCATAAAGTTGATACTATAGATAACCAAAAATGGATTACACTACTAGCAATAGTAGATAACGACGACAGACTTTATAGATTTCCATACGATAAGAACACAGAAGAAGAACTAAAACGGGCACAGGATCGAAGCAAGAGCGGAACTCCGCAAGTTGGAGAGTTTAAGAACAACAAAAAGAAAAAAGGGGTTGATCGCAACATGCAGGATCTTAAAATGTATGATCTGCCACACACCAAAATAGTTCCCAAGGCTGGTTGACAAACTACAGCGTTACAAGTATAATATATTATCATAAGGAGATATTAATGAGCAACGGTGATCGTGTTTTCAATCAAGAAGAAAAAGGTAAACTAACACAACTAATTAACGAGGGCCTGTCAGTTTTACAGGAAGTTGACGACCTCAGTGGCGGCCTAGATGACACAGTAAAGGCTATTGCAGAAGAAATGCAGATTAAGCCAGCAGTACTTAAAAAAGCAATTAAAACAGCATACAAGGCCGACTTTGCACGCCATAGTGAAGACCTAGCAGAACTGGAAAACATTCTAGCAACTGTTGGCAAACTTCAGTGAATCAAAAGAAACCTTATCAACAACTAGCATGGTTGGGAACTGCTGCAATTCTAGTAGGATCAGTTCTTGCAGCCTTTAATGTTTTTCCGTTATACTTGTATGTGTTTCTGGTAGCTAATGCTATCTGGGCACTCGTAGGATGGCTGTGGCGGGAACAAAGCCTAGTAGTACTAAATGCTGGTATTACTGTGGTTTATATAGCAGGGTTGGTGTTTAAGTAATGTATGTAGATGCATATTTTGATAGGGGACATGATCGTATAAATGTAGTAGAACGTGTGGATGGCAGAAGAGAGTATAGAGAGTTTCCTGCTAACTACGTGTTCTATTACAACGATCCACGTGGCAAATTTCAGACTATCTATGGAAATAGAGTAAGTCGTTTCAGTACACGTAACGGCAAAGAGTTCCAGAAAGAACTTAAAATGCATGGCAAACAAGGAATCTGGGAGAGCGACATCAATCCAGTATTCCGCTGTTTGGCAGAAAACTATTTGGGCGTGGATGCTCCTGAACTACAAACCTGCTTTTTTGATATCGAGGTAGACTTTGATCCCGAACGTGGCTATAGCAGTACAGACGATCCCTTTAATGCTATAACAAGTATCAGTCTTTACTTGAACTGGATCAATAAACTAGTTACACTGGCTGTACCTCCCAAAAGTTTGAGTATGGAGAGTGCTAAAGATATTGTGAAGGATTTTGACAACACGATCCTGTTTGAACGTGAAAGTGAGATGCTGGAGGTATTCCTAGATCTCATTGATGACGCAGATATCCTAAGCGGTTGGAACTCAGAAGGATACGATATTCCTTACACAGTTAATCGCATTATCCGTGTGCTCAGCAAAGATGATACACGCCGCTTTTGTTTGTGGGGTCAGTTACCACGTGAACGCAAGTTTGAACGTTTTGGTAAGGAACAGTTTACTTTTGATATTATAGGCAGACAGCATCTGGACTATATGCAGTTGTATCGCAAGTATACATATCATGAGATGCACAGTTACAGTTTGGATGCTATTGGCGAGTATGAACTAGGTGAGCGCAAAGTTGCCTATGAGGGTACGCTGGATCAGTTGTACAATCAGGACTTTTACACGTTTATTGACTATAACAGGCAGGACACCATGCTCCTGCATAAGTTGGATACCAAGCTAAAGTTTATTGATCTTAGTAACGAGCTAGCTCACGCTAACACTGTTTTACTTCCTACTACAATGGGCGCGGTTGCTGTTACAGAACAGGCAATTATTAACGAAGCACATGAACAGGGTTTGATTGTTCCCAATAAAAAGGACGCAGGTGAAAAGCATACAGCAGCAGGTGCATATGTTGCAGATCCTAAAAAAGGTATTCACGAATGGATTGGTTCAATTGACTTAAACAGTCTATATCCTAGTGCAATTCGTGCTCTTAACATGGCACCAGAAACTATCGTGGGCCAACTACGTCCCATAATGACAGACAATGAGTTAGGCAGACGTATATCTGAAGATGGTGCTTCATTCGCTGGTAGTTGGGAAAACATGTTTGGTACGCTAGAGTATAAGGCAGTGATGGCTGGCGAGCGTGGAACGGAAATTACTATTGATTGGGAAACCGGCGGATCGGATACTCTTAGTGCTGCTGAAGTTTGGCGTTTAATCTTTGACAGTAATAATCCCTGGATACTTACTGCTAATGGTACAATCTTTACATACGAGAAAAAAGGTGTAATCCCAGCACTCCTAGAACGCTGGTATGCTGAACGTAAAGAACTGCAAGCGAAAATGCGTGAAGCAACTGGCGAGGAACGTGCGTTCTGGGACAAGCGACAGCTAGTTAAGAAGATTAACCTTAACAGTTTGTATGGCGCTATTCTTAATCCATACTGTCGTTTCTTTGACCGTCGTATTGGACAGTCCACTACACTCACAGGCAGATGTATTGCAAAGCATATGAGTGCAAAGACTAACGAGCTACTCACAGGCAAATACGATCACGTGGGTGATACAATCATATATGGTGACACTGACTCTGTATATTTTAGTGCTTGGCCAGTAATTCGTGATCAAGTTGAACGTGGAGAAATGCGCTGGGGCAAGGATGAATGTGTAGCATTATACGATACTATTGCAGATGAAGTGAACACTACATTTCCAGCATTCATGGAAAAAGACTTCCACTGTCCGCGTAAAAATGGCGAGATCATTGCTGCCGGCAGAGAAATCATTGGCAGCCGCGGCATCTTTATTACAAAGAAGCGTTATGCAGTACTAGTGTATGATCAGGAAGGTTATCGTACAGACAAAGATGGCAAGCCTGGCAAAGTAAAGGCTATGGGACTGGATCTCAAGCGTAGTGATACACCTAAGGTTATGCAGGACTTTATGAGTGAGCTACTTGAAGAAGTACTGGATGGCAAGGGGTCCGAACATGCCGTGGAACGTATTCTAGAATTCAAACGTGATTTTGCTAATCTCCCAGGCTGGGAAAAGGGCACACCCAAGCGTGTTAATAACCTAACCAAGTTTACTAACCTAGAGTGGGGCAAAGAAGACGGCAAAGAAGTATACAAGGGCAAAGCAAACATGCCCGGACATGTCAGGGCCGCTATTAACTGGAACCGTCTAAAGAAAATGCATGGCGACAACTACAGCATGAATATTGTGGACGGTATGAAAACTATCGTATGCAAACTCAAAGACAATCCCTTGGGTTACACCAGCGTTGGCTATCCAGTGGACGAACTAAACCTACCTAACTGGTTTAAAGAACTTCCGTTTAATCATAAGGAAATGGAAGCAACTATTGTAGATCAGAAGCTAGATAACTTGTTGGGAGAGCTTGGCTGGAACTTAACACAAAAGACACAAATACATAGCACGTTTGAAAGTTTATTTACATTTGAGTAATAATAGCATATAAATACCCATGGAGATAGTGCCATGGAAAGCAGATTTATACAAAAGTTTCTAAGACTAGACCTAGTAAAAAGGTCAATAAGCAAGCTTGGGTTCGACTTTTCCCAGGAACTAATCCAGGATCGCGAACTAATAAATTATAACAAAGAATTTTTTGCTAATAACGAGAATTTCCACGCAGCACTTGTAGCATTAGATAACCTAGAAAAAGCTAAATCTGAATATGATAACTCTATTTCCAAAATTTGCAATGATGTAGAAGATATATTTAGAAGGCGTGAGCTCCGCATCTTACAGACCGATTATCATAACTTCGAAACTCGCACACTGACCTTTGAAGAGTACATTAGCAGTAATAATGTTTTAAGTCTGGCAGCTAAAGATTTTATAATATCAGAAATACAAAGTAAAAGTGATTGGCAGTTTGCAGCAGTAGACCTTAATCCAGTAGATGGTGAATTTACTAGAATGATGACTGCTAATGATCCACTATATGTAATTTATAGAGACGAAAATCATAAAGAAATTGTTAGAAAAAAGTTTAATGAATTCTATGGCACACGAAGGTTAAGAGCATACACTGATATTAACGAACTTCCAGATAACCAACTCGGTTTAGCATATTGCTTCAATATGTTCGAGCTTATGCCTTTAGACCCTATTAAAGAGTTTTGTAAAACGCTGTTCCAAAAAATGCGTCCGGGTGGTACATTCATTTTCAGTTATACAGACTGTAGCCAAAGGGCAACTATAGAAATGTTACCTTATGAAGGGCGAGCTTACAACACCAAAGAAGCAATGAAAGGTACGATGTTTAGTTTAGGCTGGGACATTGTAAGTGCTGACAGCATCGAACAAATATTCAGTTATATGATTTTTAAGCGTCCGGGCGAGCTAGGATCTATTAAATTAAACACACCGAGTGTTGATATCGCAAAAGTTATTGACTCACAATCCAAATAATCTTACAATAAACTATCAACTTTAACAAAAGGAACAATCTATGAAAGATTATCTACTTGATGTTGTGCAGCATACGCACAGCCTAGGCTTTATTGATCTGGTTAAGATCACAGGAACTGACGACGAAACACTTGTTGAGGGTCTAGCAGAAGACCGTTCAGTTATTCTCAAAGGCAAGTTTCACAAGCCAGTACCAGAGTTCATGGGTACATTTGGTATGCCCAACTTGAGTACCCTAAACACAATCCTCCGTATTACTGAGTATGCTGAAAACGAAAAGATTTCAATTAACACACAGGAACGTAATGGTGAGACAGTACCAGTTGGCGTACACTTTGAGAACGCTACCGGCGACTTCCAGAACGATTATCGTTTTATGGCAAGTGAGATTGTAAATGACAAGCTCAAGACAGTACAGATGAAGAACGTAAACTGGGGTGTAGAGTTTGAACCCTCAGTAGCAAGCGTACAGCGTCTCAAGATGATGATCAGTGCTAATAGTACCGAGACTGTGTTCGTTGCTCGTACCGAAGGCAAGGACCTCAAGTTTACTTTTGGTGATGCTAGCACACATGCCGGTAACTTCGTATTTCAACATGATGTTGGTGGTAAACTAAGCAAGGGCTGGGCGTGGCCAGTTGAGCAGGTTAGCAAGATCCTAAGCCTAAGTGGTGATGTAAACTACAAGATCAGTGATGACGGTGTTAGCCAGATTAGTGTTGACAGTGGACTTGGTGTTTATGACTATCTACTACCTGCACAAACAAAGTAATGCACTTTTCCGTAAAACTTCTGCCCATACTGATAAGTCCACAACTAGACTGCATTTGGATTAATATTCCAAAGAACGCTAGCAGTTTTATGCAGAAGATACTACAGGATAATGGCTGGCGTGAGCCAGATTCTAGTATACGGCTTGATCTATTAAACAGCAGTATTCGTAAACTTTGTATTTTTAGAAATCCTGTTGAAAGATGGATCAGCGGTTTTGCAGAATGTTTTATGGATATGCCGGAGATCATTGATTTATTAGACACCCCAGCATTTATAAAAGTCGTAGAGCGTTCTCCAATATTTGATAATCATACAGAATTGCAGAGTACATTTGTAATTAATTCCACAAATCTAGAATATATTCATTTAAGATCTGTAGTCGACGCCAATAGTTTTTTTACTAACGTGGAACAGTGGATAAAAGAGAACGGTGGTCAGGCTGACTGTGGTAGATGGCAGGATCCAATAAACCCCAGTAGCAATGACGAAATAAAGCATATGATTAACAAGAAATTGAAAAAAATAGTCGAACAGAATACACTTCTAAGAGCATCGTTAGATAATTTTTTCTCTCCTGATGTAGAATTGATTAATAAAGCAAGAAGAATATCCTATGGAAACTAACCTAACTGCACAACAATCAGACTATGCTGTGTTCCTCCCAGCACTCAGTAGTTTTTATTCTACGTTTGTGGGTAGACAGCGATATGAAAACTATGTTGATCCAGCACGTATTCCCAGTCACTTTACTAACGGTTTAGAGAGTGGTAACTGGTTGAGTAATGATGGTCTGTTTAATTACAAGTGGAGTCTGTATAGTTCAGGACATGTGGACTTAGACACTACCAAGCATCTCCCTAAAGAAGCAATGATACGTGAACGTGATCGTAGCACAAGTTTTATTGTTGGTGACTCAGGTGGATATCAGATTGGTAAGGGTGTATGGGAAGCAGACTGGAAGGATCCCAACTGTCCTAAAGCTCACGCCAAACGTGACGCTGTTCTAAAGTGGATGGATGCCTATATGGATTACGGCATGACACTTGATGTTCCAAGTTGGTTACAGCGTAGTAGTCAGGAAGCCAGAGATCGTACCGGCATTCATAGCTATGAAGATGCGTGTTCAGCAACTGAGATCAATAATGAATATTGGATACGTAATCGCAAGGGGGAATGTCGTTTCCTAAACACACTTCAGGGTGAGAATCATACAGAGGCAGATGACTGGTACAACCGTATGAAGAAATACTGTGATCCAAAACAGTATGAGAATCACTTTAATGGTTGGGCAATGGGTGGACAAAACGTAAGTGATGTGCACCTTATTCTAAAGCGTATAGTTACTCTAATGCGTGATGGCTTACTTGAAAAGGGACTACACGATTGGATGCACGTACTAGGTACTAGTAAACTAGAATGGGCGTGTCTACTAACAGATGTTCAACGTGCGGTACGCAAACATTACAACGAGAACTTTACTGTCAGCTTTGATTGTGCCAGTCCTTTCCTTGCAGTAGCAAATGGTCAAGTATACTATCAGCTTACAATGGAAGATCGCAAGCGTTGGAGTTATCGTATGACGAAATGCTTTGACGATAAGAACTTGAGCAAGGATACTACACCGTTTGGACAGGCATTTGTGCGCGAAGGCTGCGCAGAGTCATTCCATGAAACAGTTGTAAGCAAGGGACTTACAGCAGCAGACATTTGTGCATATAGTCCTGGTGACCTAAATAAAATAGGCAAGGAAGGACGCACAAGCTGGGATAGTTTTACATACTTCCTACTAATGGCGCACAGTGTAGCCCTTCATATTGAAGCGTGTCAGGAAAGCAATAGACGTTACGATAAGGGCATTATTCCCAGTATGTTGGTGCAAGAAGACTTTGATCGTGTACTAATGCGTGACATAATTAATGAAATAATTGGTTGCGCGGATTCAGATAAGGCGTTACAATTAGTAGACGAGTACAGCAAATTATGGATGGAAGCAGTGGGTACTCGAGGTTATACCGGTAAACGTGCTATAAATTCTAATACAAAATTTTATGATCTTTTCCAAGAGGTTTAGATGAATAACATTGATAGGCTAACTGAACAACACAATCGCCTACATGCCAGTGTTGAAAAGCTAGAAAAAGAACACGAGCAGTTTCCAGATGATACGGAAATCAAAAACAGGCTTATGGATCTTAAAAAGAAAAAGCTACAAGTAAAAGATAATATTAACCAGCTAATGCGTGAAGAATATAAGTCACGTGAGCAATTTAATTTCGAGGAATATGACCGATGAGATACTATCGTATTCTAATTCAAGGATATGGCGGTGAGCAGTGCTTCGGTAGCCTTACCAAGGAACAGTACGACTTCTGGAAGGACATGGAAGAAGAACATATCATCTCTCATATGATTGATCCCCATGAAGAATGTGATGAAAATCCTGTGTTTGATGATACTGATCCACGATGGATCGGTGAGTACTATGAACAAGAAGATATTATGTGTCTTAGTGCAGCCGCACTAGATACAGCGTACATTACTATCGAGGAGCACGATGGTGCTGAATATGATAGCAAGCACGTTAAAGATATCCTTGATGCAACAGACTGGAGCGAGTTATTCAACAAGTATGAAGAACAGGGTATCGAAGATAACATTACTTACGAATGGGTAAACTTTCCCAAGGATTATCCTGAGGTTAAATATGTTTTCTATGGTGCTAGTATCGAGAAAGGGTGCTTTGGAGACTATACTGTAGAGCTACCCGATGACGAAGAGTTTGACTTTATGAAACTAAAGTGGTGTCAAACTGAAACACCTAATGGTGAAGACTTTATTGAGTTACTGTCTTATGGTGAGCAGGAACTGGACAACTGTGGCCACGATACAAATGGAAAAGGCATGGCCGCTGCCGTATGGGAACTAAACAAAAGTGAATAAAAAACAGTACACAGAATGGGCGTATTCTCAAATGAAAAAGTATGGTATTCCAATGCCCGAAACATATTCAGCTGAGGAAATTAAAAAGTATTGCCCGGATATCCCGTCTAAGTTTATTAATAATCATGTAAGGGAAAGAGACAATGGCTGAAACAAGAGAGAGTCATGACGAGTTTATCCTACGTAGTATGCGTGAAGAAGGTCTAAAGGATCGAGTACGCAAAGCCTCACGTATGGTATGGGTTAAGTTTGAAAAGGAAGGTATGCATCGCTATCCAGCGGCTGCTGATGATCCTAAACTAGCAACAGGCGATGAATATGATGTAAGTTTCCTTGCACATCCTCATCGTCACATCTTCAAGTTCCGTGTATGGATTGAAGTATTCCATGATGATCGTGACATTGAGTTTATTCAGTTTAAACGTTGGATGAATAAACTTTACGAAGGTGAACTTGACGTAGACTTTAAGTCATGTGAAATGCTTTCAGATGACCTTTATTTAACCATCCAGGATCGCTATCCAGGTCGTGATATTTGGATTGACGTATCCGAAGACGGCGAAAATGGCGCACTAACACAATATTCAAAGGACGTATAATGAAAAACGAAGTGCAAAAGGTATTTGATGACCTAGACGATTACAAGCGTTTCTGCACAGTATTTGGTCATCCTTATAATGAGGCTGACCTTTATCGACAGAGTTCACCAGCATATGCTGAATATGCCGCATTTAAAACTGGCAAGCGTATAAGTAATAACTGGATCAGGGACGCTAAAGTTTTTGGTCGTAACATCTTTGGATCACGATAAGAAGTTATGACTGTCTACTTAATAGATTTAGAAGCTGTTGAAACCCGGTATACTTCCGAGTGGAAACAGTATCTACCTAAACAAATTAAACAGAAAACTAAAGAAGATACTGTAGTTATTTCCGGTGGTGAAGTTCCTCAGGCGACTACTCCTGGAGCCTTCCTAAACTTTGCTGGTACTAACAACTATAAATCCCAGCAAATGTTAGAAATTAGTACACTGTTTGCCAATGGAGAAGTGAAAGATGGAGATTATTTCCTATATACGGACGCTTGGAACCCAACTGTTATCCAGCTTCGTTACATGGCTGAGCTACTGGGCGTTAATATTAGAATCGGTGGTCTTTGGCATGCTGGTAGTTATGATCCTGCTGACTTCTTAGGTA